ACGGTTGTAATCCTTGTAAGTCAGGCCCTCCAGGTCCTTAATGCTGACCTCGGCCAGGGAGGCGAACAGGTTCAGTTCGCGTTGCTCGTCGTCGCCATCCGAGGTCTGGCTGGACATGCGCATATCGCGCACGGTCGGCGCGCGCAAGGTGATGGTGTCCACCTTGATACCATTCATCTCGGCTGGCTTGGTCAGGGTGACGGTGACATTTTCAGCGGTCAGCTTGAGGTACTTCGGTGCTGGCTTGCTCATGACTCGAGGTCCTTGAATGTGAAAAGGATGCGGAAAAGTTGCAGTGGATTACAGGCCGAGGTCGCGGCGCTGGCTGGCCAACTGGTCGACGCCGTTGATGACACGCTTCATCGCCACAGGATCGATCTCATAGATGACCTCTCCGCCGACCTCGAGCTTGTAATAGGTCAACGCCACAGCGTGCTTGAACTCGGCCTTATCGCCCGGCTTCCAGTCCCCCATATCTAGCTCTTTCAGGGTGCCGCGCTGAGTGACGATCACCGCTTTGGTCTCGCCCCGCTGGCCCTTGAATGAACCCCGGAACGTCCCGTTGAACGCGTTGCCGTCAGCCAGGCCGAAGAACTTCAAAGACTCTTTGCGCACGCCGGTGGTGGTGAAGTTGGACTCCATCTTGTCCATGCCCACATCCATCTCAATGGGCATATCCATGCCACCGGGCCGATGCTCCTCCATTTTCAGCGTGAGCTTGGGCAGGGTCAGGCTGGGCACATCACCCTGGAAACTGACGCCGTCCACAAACAGGTTCATGTTGGCCAGAATTTCGGGAATCATTGCCATGGGATGCGCTCCTTATGCGACTTGGTCGAGGACTTCGGTCAGCCATTGATTGGTGACCTCGATTCGGAAGTTGGGGTTCTCGGCCGGCGGAACGTCGGTGAAGCGAATGTTCCAGTACACCTTGCCCTGCTCCAGCTGGCTGGCCGTGTTGAGCACCGGGTCGGCGTAGACCTCGAAGTTGATGATTGCGCCCTGGGCTTTCAGGTCGCGCATGAAGGCCTGCAGGCCTTCGGTTACGTCGCGGATATAGGTCGAGGTAATACCCCGGTCCACCGCCCACTTGTGCCCGTACAGGATCGCGTCCATGACCATGTCCATGGTTCGCACGCGGGTGACGAACGCCCACTTCGGATCGCTCGACAGCGTGCGGTTACCCCACAGGCGGAATCCGTCGTCACGGATGATTGTCGCGATATTGGCGTTGTTGAGCAGGTTGGCCCGGCACGTCTCGTCGCCATCTAGGTACTCGATAGCGCGAGTGGTGCCGGTGATCCCGACGAACTCCTTGTTCGAAGGCGAGGACCAGAAACCGTACTCGCTGTCAGTCCAGGCGAACACGCCGGCAGCCCAGGCCGAAGCCGGTGCGTCGACGGTCGCGTTGGCGATGGTGTCCCAGATCTGCACGCCCGGGTCGATCATATAGATGCGCTTGGAGCCGAACGACTTGGCGTAGGCGGTGGCCGCCTCGTCAGTGTTGTTGGGGCCGTCGACAATCGCAACGGCGCGCAGCTTTTCCGCAATCGACTGCATCGCGGTAGCGACCGCCTGGGTCGCGCTGTGCTTGGGCGCGACGATCAGGCGTGGTTGGGCGTTGAAACGGCTCTTGCCGTCGAGCAGCGCCTGCAGGCCGGTACGTTTGCCGCTGGCCTGCACGCCACCAATGATCGCGGAAATCTGCGCGGCGGCGTCGGCACCCTTGGCCACGCCCGTGGCGACGATAACCGCCTTCGAGCGCATATAGATCGCGCGGCAAGCCTGGGTGATGGCAGCATCGGCACCGAACGCGGCAACGGCCTCGCGCTCGTTGGTAATCAGCAACAGGTCACCGACCTTAGCCGAGACGTTCGCGCCCTCGGTGAAGGTATCGACCAGGCCGATGATGGAGGAAGACGGCAGCGCGACATTGCGCGCGCCGGTGTCAACGTTCGTTACGGTAACGCCGTGAAAGAATCCAGCCATGGAAAGCTCCAAAAGAAAGGGCCGCACGTGGCGGCCCTGCAGAAACGAAAACGCCCCGAAAACGGGGCGCTCAAGGTGGACGCAGCAGAATCAGGCGGTGGTGATGCCGGCGATACTGTCGCGGATCGCTGCGATAGCTGCGTCAGCCAGGCGCTCCGCCTCGGCATGACTGGTCGCCTTGAGCACCTCGGCCTTGCCTTTCAAGCGTGCGGCGCGGATTTCACACAGCGCGCCACGCCAGGCGGCCGTCTCGGCCAGAATCCCCTCAGCGGCCTCCTGCGCCCCTATGCCTTGCGCATCGACAACAGCCTGAACGGTAGGCGGGACCTCACCCTGGAAGTCAGCAGCCTTGAAGGCGGCGGCCTCCTTCTCGGCCATTTCGTACTCAACCACGCGAAGCGAGCCGCCAATGATGCTGGCTCGCGCCTGGTCGGCAGACTGGTCGACTTGCATCGCGGCCGCATTAAGGGCGGCCTCAAGTGGCAGGTCCTCGTAGATATAACCCTGCAGCATGATGCCGCCGCCCATGTCGACGGATAGATTCAGTTTTTGCATAGCGATTCCTTACAACGAAGTCAGATTGGTCATGATGTTCGGGTAATCCTTCGCCAGCGCCCCGGCTGGAACGCCGTAGGCGTAGCGACCCGCAAAGCCCGAGGGGAAGCTGGAGGAAACCACCTGCAGTATCAGCGCGTTGTTATGCTGCATGGCCAGCCAGCCCACGAAGTCAGCCGGCATCTGTAGATCGCACGCGGCATACTTGACCGCGTAAAGGGCCGCAATCTGAAGGCTGAAGGACCGGAACATGATGTTGGCGGTTCCGGTTGGGACCGGGTTAAGCCCTGCCGGACTGGGCATCACTTGCGTCACATCCAAGAAAGCGACAGTGGAGGAACTCGCCATGGCGAAACCAGACATGAAGTACTGCCCATCAGAACCCAGCTGGTAGGTCACAGTGAACTTTCGCTTCAGGCCAGACACGTCACTGGATATCAGCAAGTTGCGCACTGTAATCACGGTGCTCTTGGTATGGATGTAGTCGGCTTGCAGTCGGACGTTACAGGTGCCCCCGGCAGGCGTACTGCTCATTGCCTTTTCAATAGTTGCAAGCGGCGCCGCCGCAGTGCCCGCGTTATCGTCACTCCCGGTTATCGGGTTGACGTACCAGGTCCGTTCCATGTTGGGCACAGCAGCAACCGCAGCGGCAACCGATTTATCGATCGCAGCATTCTTGCCTGCGTAGATGTCGATCAATGCCTTGGCAGTCGACGTCAGACCGGAAATTTCAGTTTCGAGACTCATAGCCTTGTCACACTCCGTATAGGTGTTTTGTCAGTTGTGTTTGGGTCGAAATGATTGAGTCAGCAGCGGTAATACCCATGCTCAGCAGCCCCTCATGGTTTACCGTTTGCGTTTGTTCAGCCTGCTCGATACGTCCCTGCAGGTGACTCAATTGCGCAAGCGCCATGCGCTGCTGCTGCATCAGCTGGTCAAGCTGGTCTTGCTGCTGCAGGTTGCGCAGCTGCTCACCAATCAATGCGGATGCCAACGCGGCCAAGGGTTCAGCCAGGGAGAGGTTCAGCCCAGCCGGCGATGTGTTGATGGTCACGCTGTTTGCCGGCAATGCGGCCAGCGACAGGTCGTAAGCCAGCAACAACTGGTCGCCGGCCGGCTTGTAGGCAAGCGCCTCGGTAGGGTGCGACCACACGGCCAACAAGGTGCCATCGCTCAGCAGAAAGCCAAGCTCCCGCACCCAAAATGCGCCGGGACCATCGGCAACGGCGGAAAGGTGCAACAACGTGCTAGTCAGCTTCTCGCCACCGGCAATGGGGTACTTGGCTACCTGGTTGCGCAGGGTCTTTTGCTCGTTGCTGGGCGTGTAGTTGCCAGTGCCGACGACGACATGAGTGATTTCAGCCGCAAAACCCGAATTAGTCGTGTTGAAGATTGCCGCCAAGCCGGCCTTGGTGATGACAGGTTGTAACGGTGTACTCATAAAACTGCCTCCATCGTGCTGCGCACGACGACGTACCCCTGTGCCGCGTTGGCAGCAACAAGGCCCGATTCAGCGTTGATAGGAACGCCCTGCGCCTCGGCAGACCGCCGATGGACGCCGAGCACGTTGGCGGCATTGGCTAGCTGCAGCGTTTGCGCCGACGGATCAATTGGCACCGGCGCCGGCTCCATCGTCCGGCGCTGCAATGTGCGCCCCTGGACGGCGTTACCCAGCACCAGACCGCCGTCGAAGCGCGCACCCAGCCGGAACTCGTAATGACTGCGTTCGTTTTTCGCCGCATCGATAAGGGCGCGCAGGCGTGCGCCCAGCTCGGGCGAGATAATCGAACCCTCGCCCGACCGGTTGTCATTGGCCCAGGCCGTGACCTGGAAGGTGTACGGCGCGGCGTTTGGGATCTGGTGCCACTCCTTGAACTCCGCATTGACTCGCACCGCCTTGAGTACCCGCCGGATTGCGCCGACGGTGCCCTTGGTCTTGTGAACCGGGATCGCGTCGTGGATCAGCGCGCGGCGCTGCTCGTCGGTGTAGGCCGCTTCCCAGCCTTCAACCTTGAGCGCCCAGCCTAACCAGGGCAGGAAGTTGGGCGGGCAGCGTGCCGAGTCGGCCACGCCCCGGATAATGTCCGGGTCTATGCCGAACTCGCCGGCACGCTCCAGTGCGCGCTCCAGCAGCGTGGCGTTGTGCGGTAACAGGCTCATGTGACCACCTTGGTGGTCAGGGCAATGGACGTGGCGCGCGGGTAATGCCGCTTGTCACACACCACCCCTGCCACCGGCTTGATCAGGTCGACACTGCTGATTCCCGTTACGTGTAACGACGCGTAGACGGCCGAGACGGGCAGCTGCCCCTCCAGCCGACGCGCGGCGGCAATGGCCTTGTCCAGGCTGGCCCCGGCCGCCGCAAGGACAACGTCAGGGTCTGGCCCGGCTTCCACCCATAGCACCGCCTCAACCTGAAAGTCAGTCGGGATACCCCCCTGTACGCGCGGTCGATCCGTCACTGGTCGCACGTCATCGGCCGACAGCGCCTTGAGGACAGTGGTCACCAGCTGCGCCTCGGGCACGGTGCTTTCTGGCCGCGCCAACACGGCCAGAGAAACATCGCCAGGCAGCGGGTTGGCCAGGCCAGCATCGTAGTCGCAGACCACGACAATGGCCCCCGCCGGCAACTGCGCTTTAACCGCGACTGGCACCGGCACCCCGGAAAACCGGGGCGAATCGACCGAAACGTGCACCAGCTCGGCCGATGAACTCAGCGCGTGATACTCATATGCCCCGCTACTGCCGGCGACAGACAGCGCCTCCAGCGACAGCCGCGTGCGGTAGCGCAGCGCCTCGTCACTTTCCATCACCGCCGCTACCGGCGGCACCGCGTCAGGGTCAGCTGCCCGGATGGTCAGCCGTTGCACGCCGTAATCGGCCGCGCGGTTGTCCAGGTCGGCGCCCTTGGCGTAGGCCAGCAAGCTGGCCTTGGCCGCCGCGTTGACACGGGCGCGCACCATCAGCTCACGGTAGGCCATGACCTCCATCAGCTTGACCACCGGATCGGACTCAAGGAGCGCGGTCCACTGGTCGCCCATATGGGCGCGGAAGATGCCAAGCACCTCCTGATACAGCGTCTCAAACTCCAGGGTTTCCACAACGTCGGGCGGGGGCAGTAAAGACAGGTCAATCATGCGCTCACCTCCACAACGGCCGAGCTACCCAGGTACTGGCCCGTCAGCAACAGGCCGATCTGACCTTCGAGCACCGAAACGACCTTGACCCGCTCCAGCTGCAGGCGCGGCTCCCAGCGGCCCAGGGCGCGGGCGACCTCGGCCTGCACGGCGCTTTTCCAGCCCTCGTTAACCGGCAGGTCGACAAAGCGGCGCAGGTTGCAGCCGTATTCAGGCCGCATCCGACGGCTACCCAGAGGCGTGGTCAAAATGTCCTCAATCGACTGTTTCAGATGATCGAGGCCGGTGGATTTCTGGCCGGTCCTACGATCCAGGCCAATCATGCTTAGTCGTCCAGCTGCTGCAGGTCGGCATGGCCGCCCAGGAACGCCAGCGCCTCGGCGTCGTCGGCCTGGACGGTCACGCGGCCGGCCTGCACCTTGAACTCGCGCAGATCGTTTCCTGCCTGCAGGAACAGCGAGCGCGAGAAGAAAGCGCGATCGATGAAGGTCACGCCAGCGGGCTCAGCGACGTCAACGGTGCCGTCGGCACCAGGGACGGCTGCAGACCCGTCCGCATCCTCTGCCGCTTCAGTCGCGGCGGTTTTCTTGACTGCCATAAGTGATGCTCCAGAAAAGACAAAGCCCGCGAATGCGGGCTGTCAGTGTTTGTGGTTTGCCGTGTTGCCGGCGGTATCAATGATTTTGCCGAGTCCGAGGATGTCGCCCGTAACGCGTAACGGCCCGACAATCTCCACGCTACCCTCCAGTGTGATGGCCGGCGCCTTGGCCTTGATCGCGGTCGACTCGGCATTAATCGCGGCGTCGGTGATTACCGCCTTGCTGCTGCCGACCTCGATGCTGACCGTGCCGCTGGGCAGCTTGATGGTGTAGCTGTTGGCCGCCCAGTCGTAGACCAGGGAGCCGCCATCTTCAAACCGCCACGTCTCGACATGATCGCGATTGTCCGGCGGCGGGCCGGCGTTGCCGTACAGTCCTGCAACGAACGTTCCCTGTGCGGGCTCGCCGCTCGGACTCACCAGCACACCCTGCTCCCCCAGGCTCGGCGCTCGCCAGTGGCGGGCCTTGCCGGCGGCTTGGGCATGCCAGCGAACCCAGGCGCTGATCCACGCGCCGCCATCGGATACCCGCACCTTGGCTGCGGCCAGGTCGACCGCCACGACGTAACAGGGGATCACCAGGCCGGCCAGCATTCGATCCATTTGCGCTGCCGCGTAACTCATGCCAGCGCCTCCGGTTCTCGATATTGGTCCTCGTTGCCGGGGCCACTGTCCGGGTCGAAAGCGAACTTCACTGGGCCAGCCTCACTTGGCCATGGCCACTCTTCCTCGCCCAGGTAGATGATCTGCGTCCATTCGACGACCCAAACCGCGAAGCTATCCAGCTCAGGACGGCTCCAATCGCGCTCTGCCCGCACGAACTCCGCGAACTCAACCGGAAGGCGCCAGGACTGCATGCGCAATAGCACCGCCAACTGCGCTGCAACGAATGCTGCGACGTGCAAGCAGTTGGGCTCCTCCTGCCCGACGATAACCCGCGCCTCGAAACGAGCCTCGACTGCGACCTCGCCTGTGCCAGGATCCTTGTCGGCGTCCCCAAACCCAACCAGCTCAAGCACAACCGCTGGCGGGGTCACTACTTCGATACCCTCCGGCATGGTCCCGACATAGGCCAGGCCGGGGATCGCCTCCTTGATGTGTTCCTCGATAGCGGTGTACACCGCACCGAGGGGAATCGGCCCGTCATCCATTGCCTGTCCTCCGTAGGTATTTCTGCAGCTCGAAGTTCAGCTCCTGCTCCATCACCACCAGCAGCCGTTCATGGGCTCGATTGGTCCAGGTCTCGAAATGCGGCCGGACTTCCTCCAGCGAGATCTTGGCCTTGGCCAAGGGGAAGCGACTGTCGTTCTCAGCAACCCACCCTGTCCGGCGCCCTCCCCGACCTGAGACCTCACTGTCGGGGTAGTCCTTCGCATCGAAGTGCTTGCTGACCGTGCGGATCCAGATATCCGGGTTACCGCCATAAACCCGTTTGAAGAACGCGCCCTTGTAGCGACGACCAGCAACCGACACACCCGTACGGGACTGCCGGGGCCGGCCTGCTCGGCTGGCTTCAATGGGATTGATGCCAAACCACAGCCGCCCCTGGCCATTGCTGGACACAGGGAAAGCTTTAAGGCGCTGCCTCACCGCAGCGATGGCGATCCGCTCCTGCCGGCCCACATCGCGAGCGATATGCGTGCGAAGCCAGCGAAGCACCTTGTTCACAGCCCTTCGCTGAGCCGCCGCTACCGCCTTGGGTACCAGCTTCGCGAAGTCCTTGAAGCCCTTCACGT